TGAAGGGGATCCTGCATCGGCACTTAGTTATCTGCTAAGAAAACTTAAGTGAAGTACGTACCTCGTGAACAATTCCTCCCACTTCACAACAGGAAACAGCGGTGGGCCGTTATCAATACCCACCGACGCGCAGGTAAGACTGTTGCGCTCGTTAATGATCTTGTATTCGGAGGGTTGGAGTGCAGACTCCATAAACCGCAGCTTGCTTATGTGGGACCTACTTATTCGCAGGCTAAGCGTGTCGCGTGGACATATCTCAAGGACTTCGCCGAGCCTTATCTTTCAAAGCCTCCCCAAGAAGCAGAATTAAAGGTAACGCTCAAAAATGACGCAACAATCTACGTCTTGGGTGCAGATAACGCCGATTCACTACGCGGTATGTATCTTGATGGGTGCGTGCCAGATGAGTACGCACTATTCAAGCCTTCTGTCTTCTCCCAGGTTATACGACCGGCTTTATCAGATAGGAACGGATGGGCAATCTTTGCATCGACCCCCCGCGGTAAGAACCTATTCTATGACATAGTACAACAAGCAAAGAAAAATCCTACTGAATGGTATAGTTTAACACTTAAGGCCAGCTCTTCTGGCATTATTCCTGAATCTGAGCTCGTGGCGCTCAGACGGGATATGGATCCAGAAGAGTATGCCCAAGAATACGAGTGCTCATTTGATTCTGCTCTGAAAGGAGCAATCTATGCCACCGAAGTTAATCTACTATTTGCGGAAGATCGGTGTGTTCCTAATGGATTGTATGATCCTGCTCTTCCTACTCACTGCGCTTTCGACCTCGGGTTCACTGATTCAACTGTTTGCATTTGGTTCCAAATAGGCAAAGACGGGAGCATCCGGCTTATCGCATGTGAAGCCACGCAAGGCGCGGACATCTTCCATCACATAGACAGGATACAGCAATTCGAAGGCGAGTTAGGCGAGGTGTGGCTCCCCCACGATGCGCGGGCAAAGAACCTGCAAACGGGAAAGAGTATTGTAGAACAGTTCTTACAAGCAGGTTTGACTCCCCGCATTGTACCACAACATAAGGTCCGGGACGGTATTGCAGCAGTACGACGGTTGTTTCCGCAGATGTACATCGATGAGGGCGCTACGGGTGATCTTCTAGAAGCAATGAAGGCATATAGAAGACAGTGGAATGACAATCTTTTGATCTTTAGTGATGTGCCGCTACATGATTGGGCCTCGGACTATTGCGATGCCCTGCGGTACGTAGCAATCGCAGCCGGTATTATGGGGTTTAGCCCGAAGAGCAAAGCACTAACTGGACCAAGCGCCCCGCCATCGGAGTTTAACTTGATGAATCTCTTTGAAGATAACGAAGCCCGTCGTCGGGAAATAAGGCGTATAGCATGAGTCAAGATACTGGATCAATCGAGGACCCGAGTAAGCTTACTCCAGTGCAGTTGTGGACGCGTGAGATTGAAGCGGCTGAGAAAGAACTGAAGAAGTTCCATGAGCGTGCTCGTCGCGTAACCCGTAAGTTTCTCGATGAGCGTGATTCGCTTGAGGGAGACATGAAGTGGTTCAACATCTTCTATGCCAATACAAACATCCTCGAGTCTGCACTCTACGCCCAACTACCAAAGCCGGCTGTATCTCGGAAGTATCTTGACTATAAAGACGATGTCGCCCGTGTAGCAGCTCTTATCATCCAACGATGCATTACGCAAGATCTAGATGATCCCGACGATCACTTCGACGCAGTTATGCGACACTGCGTCCAAGATCGCCTTGTACCAGGCCTCGCGCAAGCATGGTTGCGTATTGAAACGGATACCTCAGAGATTTCCGTCCCGCCCACGCCTGGCAATGACGAGATTACTACAGCAGGACCGGGTGAACCAGAAGAACCAGTTGCGCCGGGATCAGAGGGCGAAGAACCACTGAAGCAAATTGACGACCAGCGTATCGTCATTGACTACGTGTTCTGGCAAGATTTTTTGTGGTCACCTTGCCGTGTCTGGGAAGAACGGCGTTGGGTGGGGCGCGTCGCATACATGATGCGTGAAGAACTCATCGAGCGATTTGGTGAAGAAAAGGGCCGAGCATGCCCGCTTGATGCTAGCTCCAATAATGGGCATGAGAATGCCAGAGCCTCCACGCCTAAAGAAGATGTGTTGAAGAAGGCGCGGGTATACGAGATTTGGGATCGCACCACGCGCAAAGTGATTTGGTACTGTAAAGGTGCCGCAACGTTGCTTGATGAGAAGGACGACTTCCTTGGACTTGAGGGTTTCGAGCCGTGCCCAGAGCCTATGTTGGCGAATCTGAGCACGTCGAACACCACGCCACGCCCAGATTATTACATGATCCAGGACCAGTATACGGAACTGGATAATATCAACAACCGTATCTCGCTGCTCGTCAAGGCGTGCAAGGTCGTTGGGGTATACGACAAAGCATCTGGTGGTATCCAGCGAATGCTCACTGAGGGCACTGACAACCAGTTGATCCCTGTTGATAACTGGGGCATGTTTGCCGAGAAAGGTGGTCTGAAGGGTCAAATTGATTGGCTTCCCCTTGAGACCATTGTCCAAGCACTTCAGCAGCTTAACATGGCGCGCGAAGTTATAAAGGGACAAATCTATGAGCTTACTGGTATCGCAGATATTGTCCGTGGCGCGAGTAAAGCTTCCGAGACGCTTGGGGCCCAACAGATCAAGGCGCAGTTCGCGTCCGTGCGCATCAAGAAGTTGCAAGACGAAGTAGCCCGTTTTGCCGCAGACTTGATGCGGATCAAGGCAGAACTCATGGTGAAGCATTTTGATCCTGCGATTCTTGTCAAGAAGTCAAATATTCTTACAACGGGTAATGACCAGTTCATAGAGCCTGCAATCCGGCTTCTGCAAGAGGAGGAAGGTTTTGAGTGGCGCATTACAGTTAATGCCGACACCCTTGCACAAGCAGATTATGCAATGGAGAAGCAAGATCGCATGGATATGCTAACCACTGTTAGCAAATATATGCAGGGAATGCTCCCCATGATTCAACAAGCACCTAAGTCTGCTGTACTCATGATAACACTATTGCGTTGGGCAGTAGCAGGATTTAAGGGCAGCGATGAAATTGAGGGCATGATCGATAAAGAGCTGCAAATGCTCGAGGAAGAGTCGAAAATACCTCCCCCACCTCCCCCACCATCGCCTGAACAAATCAAAGCGCAGGCAGAGCAGCAACGCATGCAGCAGCAAGCACAAATTGACCAACAGAAGGCGCAGCAAGACCAACAACTCGAACAACAAAGAAATGCAATGGAAATGCAACGGTTGCAATTTGAGGCAGCATTGGAGCAGCAAAAAGCACAAATGGAACTTGCTGCAGAACGTCAACAACTTGCACTAGAGCAGCAACGTCAAGAAATGATGTTGCATTTTGAACTGCTAATGGAACGTTTGAAACTCCATTCTGCAGAACAACAAGCTGAAGTTAAATTGGAGGCCGCAAATGCTCAAGCACAAATCCAATCCAAAGCAAAAGCTAACACCAAATCAAGTAGCAATGATTCGTAAATTGATTTTATCTGCTGGGGTACTCGCAGATAGGTTTGGAGTTACAACTTCTACCATCTGTAAAGTACGTAACGGCTGGACATACAAGAGGTTACCAAAATGAGTAAAGGGGGCGTTTGGGTCTACGACCCTGAAACCATGCGCATGGTGCCTAAGGATCAATTTCGTGAGTACGGAAATCGCGGGGGAGTTACATTCTTGCCAGACTTGCAAGACTTTACCTCCCCGATTGATGGCAAACGGTATTCAGGTAGAGCTGGGCTTAGAGAGCATTGCGCTAGACATGATGTAGTACCCAATGCAGAGTTAAAGGGCTTACCCTACTTACAAACGAATTCTGACCATAGATCGCCAGAACAGCGACGTGCTTTTGCAGAACACAGGAAGCAAGTCATCATTAACGCAGTAAACAAACATTATAGGTAACGCAAATGAGTGATAGAAGGGCCACCCTAGAAGCTGCATTTGATGCAAGCGAGTCGGGACTCGACGTTGAGGATTCCGTTGAACAGATTACGGCCGAATCGACGGCCGCCGAAGATGCCGTAACGGAGCCAAAGGAGTCCGTCACGACGTCGGAAGCACCCGACGACGAAACGGCTGCTGAAACTGAAAAACTCGCGACAACGAAACCAACGGAAGAAAAAACAGAGGTTGTTGAAAAACCTGTAAATGTTGAGCGCGCTCCGCAGGCTTGGAAACCAGCGCAAAAAGCGAAGTGGGACAAGCTCGATCCAGATATTCGCCAAGAAGTGCTCCGTCGTGAGCATGAAACTACGCGAGTTTTGAATGACTCGGCAGGTGCTCGGCAATTCTCTATGCAGATTAATCAGGCGATTCAGCCGTACATGGCGCGAATCCAACAAGTTGGGGATCCTGTTAAAGCAATTGGTAATCTTCTTGCTGCGGATCATTTGCTTGCAACAGGTGGTGCAGCACAGAAGGCGCAATACCTTGCTAAGCTGATCAAAGACTATGGGGTAGATATCCAGGCATTGGATTCAGCTTTGGCCGGCTCCCCCATTGCAGATCCAGTTGAAAGTAAAGTAGAACAGCTATTACAGCAAAGATTGGCACCGTTTCAACAATACATGACGGCCCAACAGCAAGCAGCACAACAAGTACAACAACAAACTGCGGCACAGGTGCAAAATACTGTTGAGCAAATGGCGCAAGATACTGAGAATTTTCCATATTTTGAAGATGTCCGTGATACTATGGCAGATATTGTCGAAATTATGGCAAAAAAAGGTATGTCAATCGATCTGAAAACAGCGTATAATCGTGCTGTTGCGATGGATCCAGCTATTAGCCAGGTAGTCGCGCAGGCTTCAGTGGCACAGGAGCGCACAAAGCAAGCAGCTAAGGCTAATGCCAAAGCTCAGCAGGCTTTACGGGCTTCGTCATCTGTAAGCGGCGCACCCAGTGGCCCACTTAGCGGAAAACCTCCACGAGACCGACGAGCTGCTATTGAAGCTGCATTTGATGAAATCGGAGGAAGATAGTGGAGCTCTACACCGCCTTCATCCTTGGATCATTCAGATTCCCCGTTTACAACGTAGACGGACAGCTGCAGTCTACACCAGCGCCGTGGCCTCCGCAGACTACCGAACCTGATGAGGCAAGGGAGCCAGGTCCTCCTGCGCCCCCGCCTTGAATCCATAACGCACCCAAGGACTTATAATGGCATTCCCTAATGTAAGCGACATCATCGCTACCACGATCCAGTCTCGTACTGGTGAAATCGCAGATAACGTTACTTCCAATAACGCCCTGCTCATGCGGCTTAAGCAACGCGGTAATATTAAGACGTTTTCCGGTGGCTCGTCTATCTTCCAAGAACTCTCGTTCGCCTCGAACGGTAATGCGGGTTGGTACGCCGGCTACGAGGCATTGCCGATTGCTGCGCAGGATGTAATTAGTTCTGCTGAGTACTCGATTAAGCAAGCGGCTTGCCCAGTTACTATTAGCGGTCTTGAGCAGCTGCAAAACGCAGGTAAGGAACGCATCATTGATTTGATCGACTCCCGTATGGATGTTGCCGAATCTTCGATGGCTAACCTTATCGCGTCCGGCTTGTATTCTGATGGTACGGCTGCCGGTGGCAAACAGATCGACGGTTTGCTGAAGCAGGTTTCGACCACCCCGACCAATACCGTGGGTGGCATCGACCGTTCCACGTGGTTGTTCTGGAAGAATCAGTACTTCCGCTGCACTACTACGGGTGGTGCGGCTATGTCGGCCTCGAATGTCCAGACGTATTTCAACCGTATGTGGGCATCTTTGGTACGCGGCAATGATCGCCCCGATCTGATTATGGTTGATAATATTACATGGGGCTTCTATATGGCTTCACTTCAAGCGCAGCAACGCTTTACTGGAACTGATACGGCTAAGCTTGGCTTTATGTCTGTTAAGTTCATGGATGCGGACGTTGTGCTTGATGGTGCCATGCAGATCAACTGGACGAGTACTGGCGCTGCAGGTACTGCGCCTAACTCAGTGCCTGCAACGAGCGCGTACTTCCTTAATACGAAGTACTTGTTCTATCGTCCTCATGCAGCGCGTAATATGGTACCGCTTTCCCCAGGTCAGCGCTATTCTGTCAATCAGGATGCTTCTGTACAAATCCTGGCTTGGGCAGGTAACTTGACCTCTTCGGGTCTGCAGTTCCAAGGTCGCATGGATAATACCTAATCAAAATATGGGGCGCAAGGGCCTAACCGCTGGACGTAACTTACAGCCGCCCCACCCTTACTAAGGAGTATCTAATGAGCCAAGGAAATCTTGCAGCACAAGTAGGTGTTGCAAATACGAATAAGGTTCCTTTTATTGGAGCCTACGTTCAAGATAGCGGACAACCATCTGGGCCAGATGCTTATGGTGGGTATATTGGGGTCAATGGTTCAGGTTATTGGCTATATAATCCTGTTCAAGAAACTGATTATTCTGCTGCAGGTGGCGTTACAGTTACGGCTAACTCAGGCGCGGCAGCGGGTAAAGTTGCGCAGCTTGTTACTAATACTGCACAACTTACTGTATCTGCGGATCAAACCTGCGCAGTAAGTGCTGGAGGGGTAGCTACTGCAGGTACCGCACAAGCATACAAAACGTATAACCCGACCGGTATGGTCATCCCCGCCAATGCATTCTTTTGGGTGTTTTTGGTTTAATTAACTTAAGGAACAGAAATGTCCACCGATATTGCCGACTTTGCAATGGATTTTGAAGATAATCAACAAACTGAAGCAGACAAACGTTTGCTAGTTCGTTTTTCTATTGTGCCTACACATTGTGAGTACGAATCTATCCAGCAAGGTCGGCCTATTTACAAAGATGAAGAAGTCATTGAGATTATGGTTCCTGGATCAAAAGATTCAGTGGCTAGCCTAGTCAATGATAGTTATCGGCAGCGTTTTGCGAAGCAATATACTAACTTTAAAGCGGGCCGTGAAGCTGCAGAGTCTGGTACACCATTGAGTGCGCTTGTGTGGCTAACACCCTCGCAAATCATGGAGCTTAACTCACTTAATTGCCGTACTGTTGAGCAGCTTGCTGGCATGTCTGATCAGCTATCGCAGAAGTTTATGGGGCACCATGCTATGAAGCAACGTGCGCAAGCATATCTTGAATTCGCCAAAGATGCAGCACCTATGTTGAAGCTTCAGGCAGAACTAGAAAAACGCGACGACCAAATTGCGACCATGCAAAAACAAATTGAAGCGCTGGCTGAAGCAGCTGAAAAGACAGAAGCGCGTGTACCTAAGGTGCCTGCAAAGGCGTAATAATGGCGCAGTACTGGAACGCACTTCAGGTATTGAACCAGGTAGCGGGGGAGCTTGGCCTCCCCCGTGTCACAACTGTAACCGGTCTTTCTGATCTTCAGTCTGTTCAACTTCTTTCGCTGCTAAACTCAGGCGGTAATGAGCTGATGCTCTACTATCCTTGGGAGCAGTTCAAGCAAGAATGGGAATTCATTACTGTAGTAGATCAAGCGGACTATGATCTTCCAGATGATTATAACTACTTCGTAGATCAGACCCAATGGGATCGAACTAATCACTGGCCCTTGCTAGGCCCTAAGTCACCCCAAGAATGGGCCTTTCTAAAAGGATCACTTGTAGCGCCGTTGCCACGTTTGCGGTACCGTGTTGTAAATGATAAGCTTAAGTTGTATCCGACACCTACTACAAGTACTTCGCCTAATACACTTACGCTATCAATGGAGTACATACGAAGCAATTGGATTGTACAGGCTCTGGGTGGGGCGGAAGCTTCAATGATTACGAATGACAGTGACGTATTACGGTATAACCCGTGGTTACTGATTAAATTTGTAAAGTTCAAGTTTTATGAGCTCAAAGGCTTTAGTACTACTGGGGTTAACGGAGATTTCATGCGCGTCTTTAGTACCCTTACAGGTAAAGACGTGGGCGCAGAGAAATTGTCTCTTACAGGTACGGCAGGCTCTGTGGGGTACATTGGATACGGGTCAATTCCGGATGGTAGCTGGAACGTGGGTTCGTAATGTTTAGTACGCCAGTCCAAGATGCGGGTAATCAAATTGCCTCCGTGCCAGCACCGATTGGTGGTTTAAACGCGCGTGACTCGTTGGCAGCGATGCCAGAACTAGATGCTGTTGTACTGCAAAATTGGTGGCCGCAGCCGTATGGTGTGAGCATTCGCAAAGGCTATGCCATTTGGGCAACGCTACCGGGCGGCGTTGAAGTAGGTACTCTAGGTAATTGGGCTAGTGCAGATGGTACCCAAAAGCTCTTTGCGTGGGGCGCCACTAGCATGTGGGACGTTACTACACGTGGCGCTACACCTGGAGCAGCTATAGTTACAGGTTTGACTAATGCGTATTGGCAAACTACAGCCTTGACTAATTCTGCAGGTGCGCATTTACTAGCAGTTAATGGCGTAGATAATGGCATTGCGTATAACGCTACAGGCATACATAGACTATCACTCGGTGATGGCACTACTGCGTACACTTGGAAAAATCTGGATCCAAAAAACGCAGTACAGCTCACATTCCACCAGCATAGGCTTTGGGCGGTAGAGAAAAACTCTGCGCGTGGATACTATCTTCCTGCAGATGCTATTTATGGGGTACTGTCTGCCTTTGACTTCGGGCCATTGTTTAGTAAGGGTGGCTACTTGTCATTCTTGGCAACCTGGACTGTAGACGATGGTAATGGTGCTGAAGATCATCTTGTAGCAGTATCATCTACTGGATATGCCGCCGTTTATGCAGGTACTGATCCCAATGATTCGACGAAGTGGAGTCTTTCTGGGGTTTATTACACAGGTGCCCCAGTAGTAGGTCGACGTAGCTATTGTAAAGTTGGTGGGGATTTGTTTATCCTTACACAACAAGGCATCGTATCAATGGCTGGTCTTGTCGCGTCTACTACTATCAATGCGGTTAAACAGTCCTTTCCATCTGACAAGATTCAGTATCTGATGTCAGAACTTATTGGAGCTTACGGCTCGTTAGCTAATTGGCAGCTAAGCTACACACCAAAAATTAACATGCTAATTTGTAACGTGCCTGTAACTGTAGCCGGTGGGAATATACAGTTAGTATCAAACCAGCTCATTGGATCTTGGGCGCAATTTACAGGCTGGGATGCTACCACTTGGGAAACATTCGCTGACCAACCCTTTTTTGGTGACTACACTGGAAATATCTGTATTGCTTGGGAAGGCTACTTAGATAACGGTGGACCTATCATAGCGACTGGCCAGCAAGCGTATTCGTATTTTAAATCGTTTGGCACACAAAAGCAGGTTGGCATGTACCGCCCCCGTTTTATTACAGGCCAGGAAGTGCCTTTTTCTTCAGCTATCCTATACGACTTTGACCCGCGCAGCCTAACATCACCAGATGGCACAGACGCACTAGTAAGTTCTAGATGGGATGCTGGTTATTGGAACCGTTCTTTGTGGTCCGGCGGAGTTGGATCGCAACGTGGTTGGGTACAAGCACAAGGCTTGGGCGTCGCGGCGTCTATTGCCATTGCAGCAGCAGCTACAGAGTCTACGCTTTGGGTTAGCACTGATTACAGCTACAGAATAGGTGGGTTGCTATGA